AGTGCTTCCCTTTCTTCTTGGTAGCATCCACTTCGGTGTGGACGCCACCCTGGCGCGATAGCAAAGCGGTTATGCAACGGATTGCAAATCCGTCCAGTCCGGTTCGACTCCGGATCGCGCCTCCAGAATTCTGATTAAAAATCAAACACTTAGACGCCTCGCGCAAGCGGGGCGTTTTGCTTTCTGGCGTGAGACTGCACTCGGATGCGCTGGCGTGCTACCGGAAAACGGTAGCAGTGCTACCGCCCAGCGGACCCGGTTGTGCGTCCAGTCGAGTTTGTGCAGACGCGTGTACATTTCGCCGCCATGGCGATCTCTGTGCAGGCGCGCGGCAAGCGTCACCAGCTGCGGGTGGTGCACAGGCTGCTGCCCAAGCCCTTCTTCTTCACCTTCGACACCGAGGTCGAGGCGCGCACCTACGGCCAGCAGCTGGGCGAGTTGCTGAAGCGGGGCATCGTGCCTGCCGAGCTGCTGGCCAGCGCGCCGCGCGCGGCAGATGACCCGCTGCTGATCGAGGTGGTGCGCGACTACACCAAGGGCGCGCCGCTGAGCGACAGCGACGACGCGCAGCTGGGCCACATGATGGATGAGCTGGTGGGCGTGCGCGTCGCCGGCGTCACCTTTGCCTGGGCCGACGGCTACGTGCGTCGGCTGAAGTCCCGAAAGCTGGCGCCCAGCTCGATCCGCAAACGCGTGGGTGTCCTGGGCCGGGTGCTGGACTGGCACATCCGCCGCACCACGCCGCCAGGTCAGGTGCCGCTGGCCAATGCGATGCGGTTGCTGCCCGTGGGCTACAGCGCCTATTCGCGTGCCGAGGCGGCCGAGCTGCAGCTGGGCGTCCAGGACGTGCCGCGCGACGTGGCGCGCGACCGCCGGTTGGGCCCCGACGAAGAGCGCCGCGTGCTGGCCGCCCTGGCCGGGGAGAAGCGCGAAGACCGCGAGCGGGCGCTGGAGCCCGACCCGGCGCTGGCCATGATGTTCCGCCTGGTGGTGGACACGGGCCTGCGCTTGCGCGAGGCCTACAGGCTGCGGGTGGACCAGGTGGACCTGCAGCGTGGTCTGATTGCGGTGGAGGGCAGCAAGGGCCACCGAGGGGCCGCCAAGCCCCGCCAGGTGCCGATCAAGCCCGCGCTGGCCCTGGAGCTCAAGCGCTACATGCGCGGCCGCGTGGGGCTGCTGTTCCCGTACTGGGACGGATCACCGGAGCAGCTGAAGCCGACGACGTCGCGCCTGTCGTCGAGGTTTGCCGCGCTGTTTGACTACGCCAAGGTGCCGGGCTTCACCGAGCACGACCTGCGGCATGAGGCCACCTGCAGGTGGGTAGAGCTGCGCACCAAGGGTGGCGCAGGGTGGGCTTTCAGCGACATCGAGGTCTGCCGCATCATGGGCTGGACCGATACGAAGATGATGCTGCGGTATGCCAGCCTGCGTGGCGAGGATCTAGCCGCCAGGCTGCGCTGAGTCTGCAAGGGCGGGCAGCGCCGGCGGCTTGCGGCGACCCTTGCCAGCGCCGCTTGTGGTCGCCGACAAATCGACAAGGACGCCGGACGGCGCGGGCGTGGGTCGGTCAGGCGCCGTCTTGCGCTCGAGCGCGATCTCGTCAAGGCGCCTGAAGAGGGCGCCGGCGGGGAAGACGTAGTCCCTGCCGAACTTGAGCCCGCCCAGCTCGCCAGCTCGATCACGCACGACGCGGTCGGTGCAGCCCAGCATGGCGGCCACCTGCTCGACGGTGAAGGGCGGCACGTAGGCTGCGGTGGACATGTCAGGCCGCCCGCCTCGTGCGGTCGCCGAACAGGGCATCGACGCGTTCTTCACTCCACCTGGCCGCCGCGAGCGCGGTGCCGCGGTCCACGATCAGCGCCAGGTCTTCCATCCACGCGCAGGCCAGGCGGGCGGCCTGGTCTTGCGCGGTGCTGGTGAATTCCACCCGGCCGGTCTTGCCGTAGTGCTCGACCATGCGGGTGACGAGTTCCAGGTGCGCTGCCATCTCCGCCTCGCCGGCGTGCAGCAGCTCGGCCACGCGGGCCCAGGTGAAGGCGTCGCGCACCATGTCCCACAGCGTTTCTGCTGAGGCCAGCCCTTCGTGAATGTCTGCCAGTTTCTCCAGCTGGACCATCGCAAGGTCGCGCCGCTGGTCGGCGCCCAGCTTGGGCAGCGCCCAGCGGGGCATGGTGACGGCGTGACGTTCGATGCGGCTCATAGCCCCAGGACCTTCTCGGCGGCGTCCATCGCGGCCTGGTATTCGCCTTCGGTAGGCCGCTGGGCCGGGTGTTCGAGATCGCAGTTGGCGCAGACGCGATGGAGGGCGCGCAGCGCTGCAAGCGCTGCGTCCAGCTTGGCCTGCAGCGCCAAGGGGCTGGCAAGGACCGCGGCGGCCATGTCGGGGTTCACTGCGGCGCCTCCTCAAGCATGTCGAGTTGGCGCTGGACAGGTTCGCCGGCGCAGCCGGCTTCGTCATCCACGATTGCGGTGCCAGCCGCTGCCTTCTGGCCTTCAACCAGGTAGTCGGCCAGCGTCTTGCCCTTGGCCAGGCCAGCCCGCAGCCAGGCCGGCTGCAACCCGCGGCCCGACCAGGTGGCGCCGGTGATGGTGCACCGGTACTTCACGCCACGGTCGCCGGCGGGCTTGGTCGTCTTCGGCGCCGGCGCAGCCTTCGGCTTGCTTGCGCTTGCGCCAGCGGGTGAAGGGGTAGGAGCACTTTCAGCAGCGGCCGCGGCGGCCATGATGGCCTTGGCGTCGATGCCGTAGTGGTTGGCCAGGGCCAGTAGAGGGCCTGGCTTGTCGTGGTTGGGGCTGTAGGGGTTGCAGCGGATGTTGTCGACAATCGCGCAGTCCATCAGCAGCTGCGTCAGGTCGTCGACGCTCAGGGTGTCGACGCGCTTCTGCAGGGCGTCGGCGTCCTTGACGTCCCACAACGTGGCCAGCGTGTCCTTGTCGTTCCACGGGACGCCGCCCAGTGCGGCCGCGGCAACCAGGCGCAGGTCGAAGGCGTCGCGCGGGCGCGCGGCGGCCACTTGGCGGACGTGCCGCAGCAGGGCGAAGCGGCGCTTTTCCTCGGCGATGGCGTTGTCTGTCAGCCGGGCGCGGTTCTCTGTCTCGCGCTTCGCTTGCTCGGCGCGCGACTCCTGCTGGCCCTTCGCCGGCTTCGCCTCGGGCTTCATCACGCCTGTGGCTTCGAGGTCGGCGCGCGCGTAGGCCTTGACGATCTTGCCGGTGCGCTGGTCCTGGATGTGCACGACAGGCAGAGAGAACGCCTTCGCGTCGCCCGCCTTCGGCAGCTTGGCCAGGGCCGCCTTGACTTTGTCGAGCGGCAGGTACGCGCCCTTGACGTCGCCGTGCGCACCAAGGGCCTGGCGAGCCTTGTTGCCGGTGACGACGGCCTTGCCGCTGGCGGCCAGCTTGTCGGCCTCGCGCTTCAGGTGCGCCGTTTTCTTGGCGTCCCAGCAGTCGGGGTCGGTGCAGAGGTCCGCGCTGCCGGGCTGGTGGCCGCCCCAGCGCCAGGTGGTGCCTTCGACCAGGTCGGCGTACTCTGGCGCGTGGCCGGTGCGCTTGGGGCAGCGGATGCAGTGGCCCGCCGACGGCAGCAGGACTTCGTCTTCGATGTCGAAGATGGCTTCCTTCAGGCGCAGGGTGAACTTCTCGGCCAGTAATGATTTGATGCGGCGGTAGCTGGTCGCGCCGCCTTCCTCCAGGCTGAGGTTGTGCGCCCGGATCGTGCTCAGTGCCTTCTCTTGCAGCTTGGGCGTGCGCAGGCGCGCTACCAGCAAGGCCGCCTCGCTGTCGATCTCGCCGGCGAGCAGCGCGGCGCGCGGAGCACCGGCGAGCTGCAGCAGCTTTATGCGGCCATAGACATGGCTGCGGCTCTTGCCGATGCGCTGGGCGATTTCGTCGGCGGTGGCATCGCCAGCGTCCACCTGGGCCTTGAAGCCCGCGCCTTCGTCAAGGGCGGACATGTTTTCGCGCGCGACGTTCTCGACCATCTGCGCGCTGCGCACCTGGGCGTCGGTCATGGCGCGCACGGTGCACGGCGCGGTGGCCAGGCCGGCCTGCTCTGCCGCGCGCCGGCGGCGGTGGCCAAAGACTATCTCGTAGCCGGCGGCTGCGTCTGGGTCGCCTGCGAACAGGGGGCCCACGCGCGGGCGCACCAGCAGCGCCTGGTGGATGCGGCCTTCGGCCTTGATAGTCTGGGCGAGCTCTTCGATGCCGCTGTATTCGGTGCGGGGCTGGAAGGGGCTGTCGTGCAGATCTTCGAGGGGAACCTCGATGATGGTCTCTGTGGTCATGGGTATGCCTTGGTCAGTGCGCCGGTGATGCAGTGGCCCCGGTGCCTCACGGCGTTGGCGAACCGGGCGCGGTCTTGGTGGCTGCGGGTGGCCTGGGTGAACAGGCCGAAGTAGCTGTTGGCGACCTGGTGCACCTCATCGGCCGGCAGGTGGTGCATGCGGTCGATGGCGCGGGCCACCGTGCCGCGGCGCGTGGTGCGGCACCAGGGCTTGATGACGTGGCCAACGAAGTCGATGCCGCGCGCCACGGGCTGCAGCACGGTCTTGCGCGGGTTCAGGTGCACCTGCAGGTGCTGGGGCAGCCAGGCCTGCACGCTGGCCAGCGTGGCGTTCAGCCAGGCGGTGGACGGGTGCAGGAAGATGAAGTCATCGACATAGCGCACGTAGTGCGGGGCGCGCAGGCGGTGCTTGGCGTGCTGGTCCAGTTCGTTGAGCAGGACGTTGGCGAAGAACTGGCTGCTGAGGTTGCCGATGGGCAGGCCGGTGTCGGCCGGCGCGTTGAACAGGCTCTTGTGCGGGGGCACCAGGGCCAGCAGCGCGGGGCTGCCGCGCAGCTCGACGTCGGCGCGTGGGTCGTGCAGCAGCACGGTGTCGGCCAGGGCCATCCACCACGGTTCGGTGACGTGGCGGGCCAGCTGGGCGCGCAGCACGGGCTTCTTGATGCTGACGAAGAAGTTGGCCAGGTCGCACTTGAGGTAGTGCGCCGGGTGCTGCCAGTTGGCGGTGACGCTGCGCACCTGGTGCTCGAGCCGGCGGGCGGCGTACAGGGTGCCGCGGCCGGGGATGCAGGCGCAGCTGTCGGCGGTGAAGCGCGCATGAAAGCGTGGCGCGATGCAGTTGTACAGAAGGTGGTGGACGATGCGGTCGCGGAAGTCGGCGGCCCACACTTCGCGCGGCTTGGGGTGGGTGACGACGAAGCAGATCGAGCGGCCGGGCGCGTACGCGCCGGCGACCAGCTCGTCGTGCAGGGCGCACAGGTTGCGTTCAAGGTGGGCCTCGAAGGCCTGGGCGCTTGCGCTGTTGCGCTTGTTGCGGCGGCAGTCCATGTAGGCGGCCACCAGCAGGGGGAACAGGTCTGAATCTGCGGACGGCTCTGGCGCGGGCCTCGTACTTCTTGTCGTTGTTGTTCTGGTTGCCGTTGCCGAAGTTCTGGTTCCAGGCGTTGGACTCGGAGTACTGCGTGTTGGCGTGCTATCTACGCCGCCAGGCCGAAGGCCGGGCGCGGTGGCCAGGCCGATCAGCGGGGCGGCTGCGCCGGACCTGGCCAGCGCGGGCGCTGCGGTGTCCGTGGTGCGCATGGCGGTGCCCTTGTGGGGCAGCGGCACGACCAGATTCAGATTGCGCACGGGCATGGGGGCCTTGACCGTCATGCTGCAGGCGCCTTGTTCGCGGGCACGATGCCCGATGCGTTCTTGAGCCAGCCCCCGGCCTGCTTGCCGATGCTGTCGAGCAGCTGCACCGACTGGGCCCACAACTTGGTGGAGACATAACGGCTGTCATGGCTGACGCGCAGCAGCACGGTGGACGCCCGCAGCTGGGTCATCAGGTGGCGGATGTGCTCGGCTCGTTCGGCATGGCGCGCGGCGTTGGCCAGGGCCATGAGGTCGAGCATTTCCACGCAGTGCGCGCTGATCTTGTCGCCCAGGCTGCGCTTGATGCCGCGGGGCATTTGCTCTTGCGCCTGGATCGCCAGTTGCAGCAACCGCACGCCGGTGCGGTAAATGGGCAGGTCCGTGTGCAGGGCCATGGCTCAGGAAAGGATCAAAGGATCAAAGGGGAAATCTGCGGACGGCTCTGGCGCGGGCCTCGTACTTCTTGTCGCCGCTGCCCTGGCTGCCGAGGCCGAAGTACTGGCTCCAGGCGCCGGACTCGGAGTACTGCGTGCCGGTCCAGTGCCAGCGTTCGGTGTCCAGCTTCTCGCGCACGTTGGCGTACAGCAGGGCGCTCTCGAAGCGGGTGGGCAGCCGCGCGCCGTCGCCCAGGCCCTCGGCCCAGGCCTTGGCGTCAGGCCAGTTCAGGTCCTTGGCGGGCACGGCGTCCAGCAGCACCAGGTGGCCGTCGGGTTCGCCGTCTTCGCCGCGGGACAGGCCGGCGTAGGTGCCGACGTTGCCCCACGCCGAGCCGATGGCGATGACGGTGGGCGGCGTGAAGGGCGAAGGGCCGGCCGCTTCCGCAGTGGAAGTGCGGGCGTCTGCACGGGCGAGACTGGGCAAGTTGGCGCCGGCCGCGATGGCCGCAATGAGCGCTGCGGCATGGCGGGTGGGCTTGCTGACGCACAGCGTCATGTGTTCGATGCGCAAGGGTGTGGCTCGGGTGGTTGAAAGGATTGAAGGATTCAAGCGGTGAGCTGAATCAAGCGGACGGCTCTGGCGCGGGCCTCGTACTTCTTGCCGCCGTAGTCCTGGATGCCGCTGCCGAAGCCCTGGTGCCAGGCGTTGGACTCGGAGTACTGCGTGGACGCCCAGTACCAGGTGGCATCGAAGGCCTCGGCCCCGCCGGCCTGAAAGGCCTGCACAGGCGTCTGCACGACTGAGCCTTCGGTGTAGGGGTAGCCCGCCGGCACGCTGCTGGCGTTGTCGCCATCGCGGAAGGTGCAGCCGGTCTCCTGCGTGCCGGGCTTCAGGTGCCGGTAGGCCAGCTCGAGCACGTCGCGCGCGGGCAGGCACCAGTCGTCGTGCCCGTTGATGCGCAGGTCCAGCGCCCACTTGGCCAGCGTGCTGCCCGCCTCGGCCATGGCCAGGGTGTTGAACAGGCTGTGGAAGCAGCTGCGGGCGCCGGGCACCAGGGTGGGTGTGGGCGCCCAGGCGCCGGTGGATTCGCCTTCGGCCTTGGGCGCCCAGGTGATGGCAAACAGCGGCGCCGTGGGCTCGACGCCCAGGCGGATAACGCCGCCGAAGAAGCCGCCCTGGAAGGGCGAGCCGATGGTGGGAAGGTCTTGAGTCTTCATGGAGAAATGGTCCTTTTCGGTTGGGACGTGAAGTGCCGGCAGCGCCGGCGGAGGAAACAGGGCGGCCATGGGCTTGAACAGCGCCGCGACGGGCGCGTCGTATGGGTCCGGGTAGGCGACGGGGTCGCACATGAACTGGCGCGGCGCGGCGGGCATGGCGTGCTTTCAGGCCAGGGGTACCAGGCACACCAGGTGGCGCTGCACGGGGTGGCGGCGCAGCAGGCCGGCGCTCTCGCCGTAGCTCAGGGCCTCGGCGGCCGAGTTGATGTTCTCGGGCGCGTGCTCGCGCGGGTCGAGCATGGGCCGCGTGTCGAACCAGTCGCCCGGTTCGGGCAGGTTGACGCGCACGGCTTCGGTTCTGACGGTGTCGATGACGGCCTGGTTGCCGATGGCCAGGCCGCGCCGCAGCAGTTGCATGTCGGCGTGGAGTTGGGGGGTGGTGCTCATGGAGACGGGCTCCTCAGTCGTCACGGTCATTGGCGGCGGCCTTGCGCGCGTCGAAGGTCAGGGAGGGCGTGCGGGCGCGGCGCGGGCGGGTCAGGCCTTGCGCGTCTTGCCGGCGCGGTGGGGCCTGGGTGGGCGTGGGTGGCACGGGTGCCGTGGGGAGCGAGTGGCGCGCGCCGGCCTGGTGGGCGAAAGGAGCGCGGGCGAGCTGCCGGGCGCAGCCGTAGATGCACTTCTTGCGCACGGGGTGCTGCAGCGCTTCTTCCAGCGTGGCGGGCCAGGTGGGCGGCCGGTGCATCTGGCGCCACGCCAGGGCAATCTGCTCGTCGGTGAGGGGCGCTTCGTCGGGCTTCATGCGGCGGTGGCCCACAGGACTTGCGGCATGCGGCGCGCGGGCACTTCAAGCGGCGGCCAGTGCATGCGGGTGGCGTCACGGCCGCAGCCGCCTACGTCGCTGTAGCGGGCTACCTCGCACGGCACGATGCCCAGGGCGCCGGCCACCACGGGCTCTGCGCAGTGCAGTCGCGTGTCGCCGTGGGCCCAGGTGTGGTGGGTGCACAGGGTGCAGGCGCGCAGCTCGGGCGGCGCGGCAGGGGCGGCGGTGGCGGCCATGGTGGCGGTGGGCTACAGGTAGCCCAGGGTCTTGGCCAGCAGCAGGCACAGGGCGCCGCCCAGGCTGGTGGCGCAGGTGCCGCACAGCAGGCCCCAGCGCCAGCCGGTGGCCCAGCAGCTGCGGACGCCTGCACTGTGGCCGTCTTCCCACGCGGCGCGCAGGGCCTGGCGCTGGCGTTCGTCAGGGTGGGGCCAGGCGGGCAGGGGGCCTGGCATCTGCGGGTGCACCAGGTACAGCGGGGCCGAGTGCGGGCGCCGCGGCGGGTGGGTGGTGGTCATTTGCACTGCTCCGGGTGGGCCTTGCAGTCCACGGGCTGGGTGTTGCGGGTGGCCTCGTCGTCGTCACCGCCGCCGCCACAGCCGGCGAGCAGGCAGCACAGGGCGGACAGAGCGAATGCGGCAAGCAGGGCGCGGGTCATGCGGCCGCCATGTGGTCAGGCAGGGGCACGACGCGCACGACGCTGCCCAGGCCGCCCTGGTCGTGCGCTTCCTGCGCGTGGGCGGCGGCGATGCCGCCGGTGCGGTGCCCGGTGTCGGTGCTGCCGTCGGGGCGCTGCAGCGTGACCTGGAAGCGCTGCGGGGCGGCGCAGGCCAGGCGGCGCGACGGGGGGAAGTGCGCGGCCAGGCGGGCTTCCAGCAGGGCGGCGGCGCTGTTCATTGCACGGTACCCTTGTGCGGCAAACGCGAGGACATGGCCGCTTTGCGTGAGGCCGGGCGTGCAGCCGGCCTGCTCGATGGCCGACAGGGCATCGTCGCGCCAGCTCTCGGCGCAGTCTTCGGCCCAGCTCAGGTCGCGCTGGAGCTGGGCGATTTCGGCGGCCTGGGCGTCAAGCTGCGTCTGCTGGTCGGCGACGACCTGGCGCAGGTGCAGCAGTTCCCAGTGGTGCAACTTGCGCTGCAAGGCCGAGTGCTGTGCAGATGTCCGCACGCGGCCCGTGCTCACGGCAGCACCACCGAAGCATTGAAGGATTGAAGGACCAATCTGCGGACGGCTCTGGCGCGGGCCTCGTACTTCTTGCCGCTGCCGTACTGGTAGCCGTAGCCGAAGTCCTGGTTCCAGGCGCTGGACTCGGAGTACTGCGTCTCAAGCCAGTGCCAGTAGGGCTCGAAGTGGCTGCCCAGGTTGGCGAAGAGCAGGGCGCCTTCGACGCGGTTGGGGAGCGTGGCGTTGAGCGTCGTGGCCCAGTCCTTGGCGGGCTGCCAGGCCAGGCGCTTGGCCGGCTTGTCGGGCAGCAGGATCAGCGCGTAGGGGGCGCTGTCGGCCGCGGTGACGATGCCGGCGTAGAGGCCGCCGGCGAAGTGGCTGCCGATGGGGGGCAGGTCAGTGCCGGCGCGAGGGGCGGCGGCGAGGGCGGGATGGGGGGCGGCCTGGGGGGCTGGCTGGCGGCGAGGGGTGGTGGGCATCGTGCGCTCCGTCGGGTGACGGGGCGCAGAATACAACCGCTAGTTATCTTCTGTCAACAACCGATAGTTATGTTATTTGGGAGTCAGCGAATGGAGCCCAAGTAGCCAGCGCCGATCAGCAAGTCATCCCCGGTTCGCACGTAGTGATAGAAGCTGCGGCGAACGTCAGGCGCGAGTGGATCGCAGCCAAGAGGGTTGCCGCATTGCATGCGGACCGTGATTCGGTAGCGGTCCGATGCGAGCGGTTCCTTCGTCACGGTAAACCCATAGCTCACGTCCGCATCGACAGGGCTGTAAGTCGATAGCACGACATCAGTGGCGGTCTGTACTTTCCACTTGGAGTGAGCGGTCAGCCAAAGCTGCGCGCGCTGCCATTCGGTGGTGCACGGCTGACACGTTACTGGCGAATCGACTGCACTGGCGGCCGCTAGCGGCGCTTGAAGTCGCTTGCTTATGGTGGCTTCGCAGCCCGCAAGGGCAAACGAGGCGAGTGCGGCGGCGGCTGCGGCGGCGCGTCGTGACGATGAGTCCATAGCGGTCTTCCCCTTAGTGTGGTTTCTTGAGTTCATGCTCGTAGGCTTTCAGCATCACCGCATAGCGAGCATTTGGCTCGGCGGCCGAAAGCTTTCCGAAGCGGACCAGTTTGGCGCGCAGGTTGTCGATGAGGTCAATGCCTTGCTCGGGAGGTAGGCTTCGGATGGCCTCGTCCAGCATCAGCACCTTGGCGTCAACTCGATTGCCCGTCTTGGGTCCAGATCCCTGCTGTAGCCAATTGACGTTCACTCCAGCCCATTCCGCGATCTTGTTCAAGGTCTCGGTTTTCGGGAGGCTTTCGCCGTCAAGCCACTTCTTCGTGGCCTGCTGGCTGACGTCAAAGAGGCGCGCCAGTTGAGTCTGGCGCCCACGGGCCGGCAGTTTCATGTCGCCGCACAGTTCGATAAGACGAAGGGCGAAGGCGGCATGCGAGGCGGGATGGGGCTTGTTCACCCAGCCAAAAGTAACCGCCGGATGGGTAATTACTGGTTGTTGACTGAACATAACTTTCAGTTGTACAGTGCCGGCCGATGGACCCTTTGGAACACGCCATTCAACTTCTGGGCTTGCTCCCACTTGCCCGCGAGCTGGGCCTGTCGTATCAAGCTGTTCGCAAGTGGCAGCGTGCGCGCCGCATGCCGCGTACCGAGTGGACTGGAGAAACCGCCTACTCTGAGCGCATTCAGGCGCTGACCGACAACCAGGTCACCCGCGAGCAGCTGCTGGCCAAGTGGCCGGCGGCCGTAGGCATGGCCGAAGCCGACGCGATGTCGGTGACCTGATGCGCGGCTCACTGCGTTACAGCAAAGCCCGAAGGCCGCGGCGGATGCGAACTGCTGACATGCGACAGCCACACTTCGACGTGCAAAGCATCTGGCGCGCGCCACGCCTGGTGGTGCCGCCCGAGGTGGTGATGGGGCTGAAGAGCTACCGGCACGCCTGCCGCCTGGCCTGGAAGCTGCGCAATCCGCGCATCACGCAAAGGACGTTCGCCGAGCTGTCGGGCTGCTACACCAGCCACGTCAGCGACTATTTCAGCGTGCACAGCAACCGGCGCGAGCTGCCGGCCAAGCATGCGGGTGCCGCCTGCCTGGTGCTGGGCAACACGGTCATCGCGCAGTGGCTGGCCCAGGAATGCCGGGTGACGCTGCTGGAGGAAATGCAGGCCGAACGCCAGGCGAGGGTGGCATGAGACCGCCGGGCCCCGTGCGC